TAAGCTATGTTAAATCGTGAAGGTTATTGCTTCACGCTTTTGTAAAATATTTAGGCGTTAAATCCTTTGATTATCGCTCTGCTCCAATAATAAGAGTTCCCTCTTGAGTGCCTCCATCTGCTCCACCAACAAGAACTGTTACTACGTTTGAAGCAATCGCTGGAACACTAGTTGTTTGCATAGCTGGTGGCACAGTTGACTGAACTGGTGCAACAGCACGTTCCTGAGTTGGTGCAGCATTCGTTGTACCACCTTGCCAGAATGCAATCACAGCAGGCGCTTGTGATGTTGCTGGTGGAGTAACGCTTTGTCCGTTCGATAGCGTAATCGATGCTGCTTGTGTTGCAACCGTACCAAGAGCAGTAATTGTTTGTGCCCACTGATTAGATGTTGTGTGATCTGTTCCTGCTGGTAGAGCTTGCCATGCTTGTGCAACAGAGTTGAACTGATTGAATTGTGCATCCGTAACAGCAATGTTCACTGTCGCATTCCAGTTGGGATCACTTTGGTTTGCTGGATTAACAATACCAATATCACGAGCAAATGCAACAATTGTACGCAGAGGTGCTGCTGGTGCAGGGGCTGGAGGAGTAGTTGCTGGCTCAGTTGTTCCAATGCGAGTCGGTGGTACAACAGCAGGTGCTCGTGGTGGAGGAGATGGAACAGTCACTCGAACAGTCTCGGTACGACGAATCGTGATCTCTGGCTTATCAACGATCTCAATCCAAGTGTCAGACTTTGGAGTGATATCAAGAACGCCATTCCAAGAAATTACCAAGAATGGATTCAAGTTAGTCACTCGTGAGCTTAGAGTTTGACTGATCAATGTTGTTTCTGTATATGGCAGTGTCAGAATTCCGTTCTGAATCTTATAATTCGATGAAAGCGTGTCCAACACAGTAACTGGACAAATCATCTCCTCACATGCAGGAATTAGACTTCCACCATCAAATACAGCAGAGAATTGTTCATCATAGACGTTTGCAACAGTTAGAGGCTTATCAAAAGATTCAACGACATAACCAGTCTTGAATCGTGATAGTCCAGTCTCACTATCAATCACATCATAATTGACTAGCGATGATTCTGCAATCGATAGAGTCGTGAATTCTTCTAGTCGAGAGATTCTGTCCGAGATATCTGAGATGTCTTGCATTGTATATCTATCAGTTGCAAGACGAGTGATAACAATATCAAGAATACTTGGAGTATATGCAGGAATGAAAATCTGATCTAGTGCCATCGAATCTGCTGGAGCAGATGGAACACGAGGATTTTCATCTGGTACGCCGTTAATGACTTTGATTGTTCCATCAACTGTGATTACAACTAGATCGTATCGAGGAACATAGTATTGAACAGATGTTGTAAACAGTTCGCCAGAAATCAGCATGTCGCCAACGACTGCACCAGTAGTAAAGTCATTCGATGCATTGACAACTGGACGAAGATCGATACAATCAGTCAGATCATATTCGATGCCAGTTGCGTCGGAACGATGAATCAGAACAAAGTCTTCGTACCCAGCATTACTTGCATATGAATCGAAGATAAAGAAGTCACCTGCACTGTGCTGGAAGTAGTCATATGTAACAACTAGATTACCAACTGGACGTGGTGCACCGCCTCGCAGAGTTAGACTTGAGAGATAATATGCATAGTCAGTCTGACCGTTGTCTAGATCATAATTTTCAGAGACATCACCAGTATCATCAGTTATCGACACGACACGATAGACATCTGCATGTTGAAGAGTTACTGTATCCGAACTAGGAGACATCGTAACTGTATGGATGTACTGAGTAAGAACCTTTGTGCGAGGAATAGTTGCTTCTTTATCAACAGTTGCAAAAATTCTGATCGTTGTTGATGTTGGACCACCAGCAATACTCAGTGAATTGCCAGCAGCATTCAGAGCGAAAAGTGATGTGCTGATGATTCCAGTTGAAGAGAATGCAAGGAAAGTTCCAACATCTGGAGTTCGAATGACACCGTTTGCAATTGATACTGTACCGTTGCCAGATCCGTCTGTTGTCAGTGTCAGAACTTTCTGAACAGAATATCGATAGTCATAAAGATTTGATGCATTACGCAGACTCTTTACGCTGTCAACTGGAAGATTGATGATTGCGGCATTTGTGCCATCTGCAACATATGCAACTTTGTTTGTCACAACAGATGTTGCATTCGTTGTTGCGTTTACAATCTGATCACCAACGCGAGGAGTTGCTTTTGTGTGATCGTGCTTAAACACATAAAGTTCTGCACGAGCAGCATCCCAATATCGAACAGTTGCAGTTCGAACAGATGAACCGTAGTTGATGATGTTGCCGACGTTATGTGTACCAACGTTCAGCGGAGAAGTTAGCACTTGAACAACAGTTGCAGAGCCGCCAGTGTAACGAATGCCACCAACATCGTCCATTGAGTATAGAACAGAGTTGAATGTTAGCTTAGTTACCCATAGCTTATAGATGGCGTTATTGGATGCTGGATCACCGATGTGATAATCGATTGCAAGAACTCGTGCTTCACCGACTTTCGTTGCAGATGCATTCGCTGCATCATTGTCGTTCCAAAGTTCGATGATTTGACGCTCATTGATATTTGGAGCACCGAGAACACCGGAAATGTAAATGTATCGACCAATGCTTGGGCGAGAAATGACTTCCTTTAGCTTAACGTGTGCAGAAGTTCTTGCTTTTGGTTGAGCAATAATTGTTGGTGCAATTGCTTCTCGTTCAAAGCCAGTTACATATGCTTTACCTGGACTAACAGTGATCGCATAGTTGTTGATATCGCCACTTGCAGACACACCACCATTGTTGCCACTGCGAAGATGTTCTGTAGCTTTTGATCTTAGTCCGCTTACAACATAGTTTCCAGATTCATCAAATGTGCGACGAGCCAGAGATTTCTCTAGTTCATTATATCGTGGAGTTCTTGAATGTTCAAGTAGAACTCCAGTATCATATCGCATGATCTCAATGTAATCATCGCTGATTACAGAGTCAAGTGGTAGAGTAGTCAGAGTTAGATCAATCTTCAGACGATCAGCACCAGGTGCCGCAAAGTTATAAGACCCTTGTGCGGGATCAAGCAGCGTCGAATCGTCATCAGCAGTGATGATGCTTTCAGTAATCTTCAACAGAACATGACATGACGGTACAACATCATACTTTGAGATAACAACTTGTTGTTTCGTAACAGTTACAAACGTACCATTTACGTAATAGACACCACGATTGATGTATGCAATCGAACCTAGACCAGTTGCACCAGTCTCATTTTTGATTCTAGCATATATTGGATTTGCAACTGTACTGATATAGATATCTTCACCGATATCAAATTCGATTTTGCCAGTTACAGTTGATTCATCCGTAAATCCACCAGACTTGTATCGAAAATAGAAAGTAATTGCATCAGATGCAGTTGCTGCTTCTGCATGAACGATTTCGGCAATCACACCAGAAATTGCACCAGTTACTGTCTGACCAATCCAGTCGTTGATGTCAATCGCTTCTCCACCATACAGGGATTCGATCTTGGCATATGGCACACCAAGCTCTGCCCGAGAGTTACCAGGAATAACAATCGAGCCCTGCTTGAAGATGTGATTACCAAACTTCTCGATCTGACCGCGCAGAATACTCTGCAACTGTGTCAGTTCTCGTGCTTGTACAGCAAACCCAGGACGAAACAGAATTTGATGAAAGTTTTTCTCATCATCAAAGTCGTTGTAATATGGAGCAATGTTTGTGGATAGTGCCATTTTAGAACTTTACGTATGTCTTGACTAACAAGCTCTGAGTATCGGAGAACTCAAAAGGTTGTTCATTGGATGTATATAGTAGATTTCCACTATACTTATTTATAATCGGCTTCGACTGAATCAGAGTGATTGTATATGACCGATTCATATTAGTTTCGGCAGCAAGTGTGCCGCTTGGATCAATCAAGCTTCTCTGTAGTGGTTGCAGATATACAGTGTTATTGCTGCCGATAAAAACAAGTCGATACCTCTGTGCATTTGAGTCAATCAAAACTTCATCAATCACAAGAGATGTCACATTAGACAAACTGACTTCATAGACATTGAAATCAAAATCAATTGCAGAAACTTTATTCGTGATCAGATTGCGTGACTGAGATACAATACCGAATTGACGATAATCTTGATTGTATTGCGTGATCATTGGATCTGAACGAATCGATGATGATACAACAACAGTTCGACCAAATAGTTCTTTGACTGCATCGAATCCATGACCACCAACTGGTGGCAGAATTGCATATGCTGCTGCATTCGTATACGTATTATATTGATTGTTGCGATTTACATCACTGAACGTCACTGTTGCATACGTATATCCAGAACCCCAAGTGTCCATCACGACTTTAATGATCTGTCCATTCGATACAACAGCATGTGCAGTTGCACCTTCACCATCACCAGTGATCGTAACTTGAGTCGTTGATGTATAACCAGTACCGTGCTCACTAACAACGATTGCATAGATCGCGCCATCGACAGCAATTTGTTCCACAATACTCTGATCGGATGTTGCATCAGTTGTACCGTAGATTGCGCGAAGCACTGCACCAGTACCTTGCCCTCTAACACTGAGATTGATGTTAGTGTAACCATATCCAGCATTTTCAATGATGACATCAGTGATTTCACCATTAACAATCACTGGACTCAGATCAGGTCCAAATCCATCACCAACAACTTCAATTGTTGTAGTGATATCAGATGGATAGTTCACGCCTGGATCACGAATCAATACTCTCTGAATTGAACCTTTATCAATGACTGCTTCAAGCAATGCAGTTGAGTTTCCAGAATACAGACCATCGACATCTGGTGCTGCAACGCTTGTTGATAGAGCTAGTGTTGGTGCAGAAGTATAGCCAAATCCAGGATCAACAATCTTCACATCAAGAATTGATCCAGTTGCACGAGATACAATAGGCAGTAGAATTGCACCACCGAGCGTAAACTGAATAGAATCTTGAGTTGCAGAATAACCAACACCAGGATTAACAATCGTCACAGAAGTCACAACTCCAGCAGTGACATTTGCGGTCAGAACAGCATCTTGTCCATTCAGAGTTGAGATGTACACTCGAACACCTGCTGTGTAACCACTACCACCATTCGTTACATTGACAGCAGTGATTGCGCCAGAAACATCAACCGTGAATGTTGCAGTAGCACCAGAACCAGCAATCGAACCACCCGTTACAGAAATGAATGTCTGTTGAGAATCTGTGTAGTTTGATCCAGCATCAATAATTGAAACTGATTCAATTGATCCCTGACTATAGAAACTTTCGGCCAATGCTCTTTGCACTGGCATCTGATTTACGCTAATGAATCTTGCACGTTTGAAACTTGGAATCGTATACATGTACTTCCAAGTATAACCATCAGCAGTCTTGAATGCTTGTAGATTTCGAGTCGTTGGCTTGACAGTTGAAACGCCACCAGCATTGTTGTTCAGACACTTATAGACTCGATTCTCATCTGTAAGCACATAGAATGCAGAATCGCTCATGTCTTGAGTATCATCCCATTGAGCATAGACAGTGCCAGAAGTCCAGTCGTAGCGAGAACAGACTAGCGAAACATCATTTGGCGTAATCTTTTTGAAGTATGCTGCATTGTTACGAATCGCAACATCTTCTGCTTCAGACAGCGATTCAACAGTTGCTGGTGGACGATCATCCAATGCCCATGGCTCTAGCTTACCAAGAAAGTAGTAATAGTTGTTTCGCTGATACTGAATGTCATTCAGAAACAGAGTTGCAAGAGCAGTACCGAATTGATTGCGTAGCGTATAGGACATGACTCAGATATACCTTTAGTAGACTAATGGTATTTAGTACCAAAATCCTATATAACTAAAATGTCTAAAGGAATCAGGCTAAAACTCGCAACTTTTGCGTAAATACATATGCGAGAGCAGCCCCTTAGACAGCGACCGGCGGGATTACAACGGGGGCAATCTGTTGAAGTAGGCACCTGATTTCTTGCTGAAACAACTAAGCATAGAAGAAAACTTTAGATCGAAATAGTCACTGAGTCCAACGATCTACTGCTATGCTTACATGCGAATGGGATTGAGGAACAGCGTGACTGAAGTGATGAAGTGAAATGTTTCTTGTGAGCTAGAGAACTACTGTAAGTGGACTCAACCACGTCTCGGATGAGACGATAAATCTTACAGATCACTGATGCAAGACATCGTTGTAGTTGAATGAGATATACACTACTAAAATGCTTCAAGCTGGACTTCTTGTCGTAAAGAAATGCCAATGACGATTTGGTGCGGGTTAGACTGAATGTAATGTTCAGTTGTGAACGACAGAGATGTAAGATGAAGTCCTAAGATTTCTCTGATTCTGGCGTTGTTTTGCTATGTCTAAAACATTTGCAGAAGAATCCTTCAAGAAAACAAATTAAGTTTTTGCAATGCGTCAGCATTGCATGTTCCGAACGAAGTGAGGAACTCAGAGTCACAATGAACATCAATTGATCCAAGTAAACTTCAATCAGCATCTGTAGTCACTCGCTACGCTCGTGACAGCTTGTCGTCTGGCGACGACGCGCAAAGTTCTATGTTCATAGAAACTTTTCTATCAAGTCTTCATGGATCATGATAGAAGCTCTTGGAGCAACTTTAACACAGCAGTTGATGTCTATGTACCAAGTAACAGAGAAACCAGCTCCAAAACGATCCTAGTGCGTTCTAGATTGTCTTACAACATTGTACTTAATGTACAAGAGTTCAATCTAAAGTCATCTAGTAGCATCTAGTACAAAAAATAGTTTCAATGACCACTTGAATTCCAGGGACTCGACTCAATCTAAAATACAGATGTCTTTGAAGAACAAATTAAGACTCAATTGTACTCTTTAGTGCGCTTCGC